ACCTACTCTAGTAGGTATGCTCTACAGCAACTAAGTTAAAATAATGAAAAGGTGATAGTAAGGTATGTACACTAAACAAATTAATAAAGAGACGTATTATTTATATAAAATTTAGTCAAAAGGCAAAGAACACTATCTTTATAAATAACACAATGTAAAATCAACTTTTTATTAAGATAATAACTTTAAGGTAAATGGCTTCTATCTTATCCAGGACTTGTTATACCTTACTATCATAAGATATATAACTATAAGAAATAAAAAGTCTCGTATAGTAGCAGACTTAAGTCTGCTACTATACTTATGGTTGTTGAAATATGCCCCATGTGCTACCAGTTAAACTGGCTCCCTATTACATAATATAAAACTATCTATATTAATCTTTATAGAGATTTTAAATTTATATCTATTGCACCAATAGATAGAGTTACCTCTTTAAAGATAGTTGTTTAATATTAAAAGCCGCATTTATATCAGAATGTTCTTTAAAACCGCATTTTGTACAAGTAAAAACGTGACCTTTTCTATTTTTATTATCTATATTTCCGCATTTAGAACAGGCTAATGAAGTATAAGCTTTATTTACAGTTATTATCTTATTACCATTCTCAAATGCTTTATATCTTAAGCATGCTATAAACATTCCCATTCTAGATTCCAATATTTTCTTATTCATAATCTTTGTAGTCCTAAATGTTTTAAATTTTGCACTAGCCTTTCTACAGAACGACTTTACCATATCGAATATATTTATATCTTCAACAGCTATTGTTTTATATTTATTAATATACATTCTGCTTAACTTATGCGTAAAATCATTACGTATATTATTTAATTTATAATGCATTTTCCTATATCTATTTTTATAGTATAAATATTTATCATATTCTTTATGTTTTAGATAATACATATAAAGTTTTATAAACCTTATATATTTATTAGTTAATTTCTTATTTATAGACAAACTATAAATACCTCTATTTGAATCAACTGCTAATCTTTCTACCCCTACGTCTATTCCGGCAATACTTTCAGTTGGTGTAATACGTTTTAATAGCTTTACACGTGCAGTTATAGTGGCATACCATCTACCTACAAGGTCTTTAAATACCGTACACTGTAATATATTTATTACCCTATATTTTTTAGTAGGTAGACCTTTAAACTTTATGCCGTATTTACTATCTTTCATTCTTGTTGATACTTTTAAAAAGCTATCTTCCAGCCTAGGGAGATAAAGTTTATTTTTACTATAATTAATATGTACACCTTCTACAAACCTACAGGTACAAACTATGCTATTAGTAACTTGCGGAGGTTTTATCTTAAAACCGTTAATATAGTTTTTGTACCCTCTGTCGAGATCTTCTATACATTCACGTAGCATATGACTATCTACTTTAGTTAAAATGCTATATTTATCAAGCGCTTTAATACGTAAATACTCTCTGCGTAAATTATAATAGTAATCATATGTATGCCTTTCTGCAAATACACTATTATTGTATTCTACCAAATGATTAAATAAAATAGTACGTGCTTTAAAGCACTTTTCCAATTGTTCTTCATAATGTTTATTAGGATATAAGCGTATTTTTAGATTACGTGTAAATGTATCTTCTATATTTCTATGTGTTCCTTTCATCAACGCTCCTTCTAATAAACCAATAAAAAGTTAAAAATAGCATAGTAGCAGACGCATGTCTGCTACTATGCTATGGTTGTTGCACGCGTCTCTCAAAATGAGGTGTGTCTATAAAAGATTGATAAAACATACCAGCCTGGTTAATCTCACAGAGACTACACCAATATCTACCAATTGGTTCTAGAGATGCTTTATCTTGTAGCCATTGACCATCTTTAAATATAAATAGGTCTATAGCACATTTAACTAAGTGGTTAGACTTATTAGTTTTAGACTTACCAGTTCTCATGTAGATTTCTTGTTGTTCAGGAGTCCTTAATAGTTCTCCACCACGTACTTCATAACCATTTTGATGTAAGTAGATAAGTAATTTACTTACATCCCGCATAAAGGCTTCTTGATGTTGACCTAATGTCATAATCGTTAAGTCCTTTCTTTAAAGAATGTGATATATTTGTTATTCAAATAGATCATCACCTGTATCATCCTCAGCATTAGCTTCTATATGATCATCGTTAATGTTCTCTAATATAGGAGCTCTATATGGGAATGGTAAGGTAAAGTATAACAAATTATCATCGATTATTCCTACTCCTCTATGCTTACCTCTTTGTACTGTAAGATGCCATTGCTTATTTATCTTAGCTTTATAGATATATATCTCGTAATCAACTACCTGGTCTATCTGCTTAGAACCTTCTGTATAACCTTTACCAGCTACCTCTTTTACAAACATAGAGTCTTGTATACCATTTCTTACTAAAGCTTTAGAGTCGGACGAGAGCTGATGTGCAGAAATGATCGCAATACCTTTAGAACTTCCAAAGTTTCTTACTCTTCTAAACATATCTCTCAATGCAGTACCGGCAGGCCCACTATTATCACAACCTGTAGTAGGTAATATAGCTAAATAGTCTAAAATTAACAACTGTATTTCGTATCCGTTAGCTTCATATTGATTAACCATATTAAAGATACTTTGGTAGGTCCACATAGAAGGATCTGCTCTTACTATAATACTTTCAAATCCATTCTGACCTAATCTCTTAATAACATAATCTTGTATCTGCTCTGTAGTAAGATTTTTAATATCATCTTCTGTATTTTCAGGTAGCTTTCTATTTTCGTTATAATATAGATATGTATACATATACTCTAATGTATCTACAGTTTCATCTTCGAAACTAAGATATATTAAAGCAGGTTTCTTTTTAGGATCTTTAAGCTGCGGCCTATTAAATCTAGCTACTTGCATAAAAACAGATTTTAGAAAACCAGATTTATAGTTATGCTGTAGTGAGCAAACTATGCCCATTTGCCCCTTTCTTATGCCGCCCTGTAGCATTCTATTAAGTTGTACCCAACCTGTCTTAAGTATGCCACCTTCTTCTTTAGTAGCTTTAAGGCTACTAACTATATTAGCCATATCGTCTTTAGAAGAGAGTTGTAGTGTACTCAACACACCTGGGTCTTTAGTAGTTGTCTTCTGGCATAGTGACTCTAGCTCTGGTAATATATCCATTACATCATCACTAACTGTTTTCTTTATATTACCAGTATTAAGGTTATAAGTTAATGTATTTAGTTTCTGTATAACCATAGCAGATTTATAATACTGCATAACTTTATTAACCATAGAGTTAACAGAACGTTTCATACCACCATCTGTCATCTCTGTCTTAAGTTGATCTGCAGCTGTATCATAGTACAGTTGATTAGTCTTAAAGATAACTTTAAGTTCTGCTAATAGATTACCTTTATCATCATAGGCTTCTGGATTGGCTATCATTCTGTTAAGTAGATCTATAAGTAATGTATCTGGATTACTAAGATCTCCTTCTAGCATATCTCTACGTTTAGGTTTAGTAACATTAAGTATAGACTTTACTAAGTTTCTACTATCATAAGTTCCGTCTTTAGTTATCTCTCGTTCTCTAAACAATAATATAACACACGTTATAAGAATATCTATTCTATTCATAACACTTTCCTTGTTCTTTTCATTATTTACAATATTTTACAATTTGATACATCTAAGTATAGTGTAACTTTTAAAAAAGATACACAGATATAGTACTATTCAAGATTTCTGATTTTTTAGTATCTATCTATAGGAGTTTATATTCTATAGGTTATACTATAGAATGTAATACTAAAATCGTATAAGGAGATTTTACTATGGAATTTATAACTGGTAAAGAGAATTTTAACGATAGAGGTTTAACTACTCTATTTGTACCAGATTACGTAGTAGGTAACCCAGTATCTGATAAGATACTTTCTAATATAGAGTTCTATTTTAGAAATGATCTTAATAATAGTAAACCAGATGGCGAGGTTCTATTAAGTAAACAACCTAATGTGACTATAACAGATGTTAATAACAGAAAGATTATTTATGGATTAAAGGATATAGGTATACCAGAGTCTGATATTATTAAACTATTGACTACTGATGCTTATATTAAGACATATTTAGGATTACCTGTTAGCACTGATGTAGATATGGATAACGTAAAACTATCTAGGTTAGCTAGAGAGTCTGAAGCAGTTCTAAAGTCTTTGACTATAGAAAAAGAAGTTAGCGATAGCTATATACAGGATATTGCAATGAGTAATATCGAAAAACCCTATAACGTACGCTGCAGTAACAATATACTATTTATTGTTATGCATAGCGGGTTCGGTAACTTACTTTTAAGTAACCAATCTGTATTTGCTAAAATGTTGACTTCTGATATAGTTAGAGAATATCAGAATCATTTCGGTACTAGCAAACTACATAGTAGTGTGTTATTTAATGTTTATTTGCAAAAACTAGATACTTATATCTATAGCTAGGATGTAAAGTAATACTAGTAACGAGGATTGTTGTAGCATAACAAGGAATTGTACATACGAGGATATAATAAAAATAACCATAAAAGGAACCCATATGAGTATGAATAAAACTCAAATTAAAGGTATTTTCGATGCTATGATGGCATCTGAAAAAGTATATAAATCTCTAGATCGTAACTCAGTAGCTGACTTTAGCTTCAACTCAGAGTCTCTATCTAGCCAAGATAGACGTGTTGCTGAAGATAGCTTTAGAAGTCTTAAAGAGACTATCGAGACTACACTAGACGGTATTAACCTAGAGTCACTAGGTGGTAACAGAGGTGTTGAACTAACTCCAGTTCAAAAAGCTGCTGCTGTTCAAGCTGCTGTTATGACTATTAACCCATCTGCTTATACTAAAGCTCTTAATGGATCATTCGGTTCTGTTAAACCAGAAGATGCTGGTCTTAACTTCGAGTCTGTAGATACAGCTCTTGACTTTAACTCAACACTTAAAGATCTAAGTGTCAACTTAGAGGCATTCGATGGCCAACAACTACAATCAGTTTACTATACTACAATTGCTCTAGCAGTTGCTACTAGTAAGCAAGATGAGTTTGCAGAAGCATTCTTCCCACTAATCGTTATGAACCCAGCTGATGCTTTCTACGAAGTTAAAATCAACATTGATAACTTTGTAAAAGAGTACAGACACATTACTCCAAGAGGTATTGACGTAGACTTTGGCGAAAAACCAATCTTGAAACACCTTTTCGATAATGAACTACTTAACGATAACAGATTGAAAATTAAACCATTTATCGACAATGACCCTGATAAAGAGTTCCTTGTACAAGATGCTAAATTTGGCGTTACTGTAAACGGTGAAACTTTCAACTCAGCTCCATATAGAATGGGTGCTAACATCGATATTTTCGGTGTAACTAATACTAAAGCTGATCTTGCTAAAGGTAGTGTAACAGACTTTACAGACGCACTAGATCGTGGTATGAGTCTTACTAACCTATACGTAGGTTTCCAAAATGCTGCTAATAAAGATCTACAAGTTAAACTTGACCTATCACATAGACCAAGAGTACACTTCCAACTACCAGCAGAAGGTATGAACAAAGAGCTTACTGCTAACTTCAGCGGTGAATTCGTTCTTAACACTAAGTCTAGCAAAGACTTCCAAGATAAAGAGAACACTGATAATGCTCTATTCGGTGCTACACTAGCTGGCGGTGATGAGTATGCTGTTAAAGTTGAACTAGCTGTTACTGGTTCTGTAAGAACAGATAAAGGTACTATCAAACTTAATGCTACTAAACTAGATATTCTAGAGATTAAGAAAGTTGACGATGGTACTATCGTAACTGATCTTAAAACTGGTGTTGGCCAACAAATCGCAGAAGCAGTTGCTAAAATGTCAGTAGTTGGTTATGATCTTGACGTAGCTGTTACAAATAGCAACTTCAGAAAGAGAAGTATCCTATTAAGCTCTGTAAGCAGAAAATATAGACACATCTGCGAATTTAGAAGTGGCTTTAACGTACTTAAACCAATCTTCAACATGACTGGTGAAGATAACGATGCTATCGCAGAGACAGTTGAAAAACAATCTCTAGCTGTAAGCGCACTTATGAGTGTTAACGCTGTAAATACACTTGTTGGATTTACAAGCTACCTAAGTGATCTTAAAGAGGCTAAAGCTCTTGAGTCAGCTTTAACTAGAACACATGCTGATGTTGCTTATGTTCCATTCTTCCATAAAGAGACACTAAAAGTTAATGAGAACACAGATAGCCTAAGAAGCTACGAGAGAATCCAAGATATTGCTGCTAGCATTCTTAATAAGATTGCAGATGTAGTAACTGTAATGGGTCTTGAGTCTAACTATACTAACGTATTTGAGAAACTAGCTCCAGGCGTAAGAAAAACAGTTGTAATCGGTACTAACCCTTATGTAGCTAGATACCTAGGTCAACAACTACAACCATCTGTAAATGCTAGCGTAAGCAGCAACACATTTACACTAACACACGATACTGATGCTGTTATTGTAACAACTTGCAACCCACTAATGGATAAGAAAATTATCGTTAGCTTTATTAACCCTAGCAACCCAGATAGGAATACAGCTCCTGATATTCTAAACTTCGGTTTCGGTCTATATACACCACCATTCAACCGTGAAGTTCAAACTACAAGAGCTAACAGCACTGTTAAAGAGCTACACATTGAGCCAAGATTCTCTTACATCCCATCACTACCAATCGTAGCTGAGTTCGATATTGAGGGTATTACAGAAACTCTTAAAAAGTGCATCCGTGGTTACAAAGTTGTAACTAGCTTCTAATAGCTAGCTATAAGCTATAACCTAATAACACTATAAGACTACTAGTAGGAGTAACATCCTACTAGTAGTCTATATTTTTTTATATCAGAATGATCTATCTATAGTTATATATGTTCGAGTATAGGTAAACTATACTCGAATGTACATCTAGTTAACATTACATCAAAATGATGTAATGTTAACTAGATATTCTTTATATAGAGAGTAGTACAGATACCTACAAGGTATCTGTACTACTCCGTTTATGAAAGGAGGAATCATGCTACAAGATAGATTTAGTAACATGTTCCAGACAGGTACATTAGAGTACCGGTTTAACATGTTATTAGCTAACCTTACTAAAAGGTTATTCAAGATCTTTGGACCTATTGACCCGTTGGTACAAAGATTAATGTCTATGAATGCTGATAACTGGGCTTTAGACCAGTTTACAGATAAAAGTAGAATAACCAGTTATAGATTAGCTAATATTGATTATTTAGAAAAACTGAATAATCAAGTTAACTTACTTTATACAGAAAGTAAATAACATCAGAGAGTATGGTATAGACTTAATTGTCTATACCATACTCCGTTTATGAAAGGAGGATAAAGACTATGGTTTCTGAAAGATTCGATAACATGTTCGAAATAGGAACTATTGAATCTAGAGTAGATTATTTAATTAAGTCTATAAGAACTCGAATAGACAAATGTAATCTACCATACCCAGTTCTAAATAAGTTTTATAAAGCTATAGATAGTTTAGTAGCCGCTAAACAACACTCTAATACAGCTTTAGAACAGCAACAGTTAAATGTAATACCTTATTTAGAGTCTTTTAACCACCAGTTAATTAGACTAGTCGGTTAAAATAGACATAAGTCACTCTGATAGCTTATTAGGCTATCAGAGTGGCCTAATATCAATTAGATATTATTTATATAGTAAGAACAGTAAATGTTCTTCTATTAGAGCTAGTATAATATAGAGAATAATAGCTAAATTCTTTATCTATTCTACTAGCTTATATTAAAATATAAGGAGTCTAAAATGGTAACTATAGGTCAAGAACCATTTCCAGATGTAGTAGAAACTCCTATACAGGAGTATGGGATAAAAGATGTTGAAAGAGATCTTAATACTAAGATGTATTGGGATGGTACCGTAGTTACAGATAACGGTACTCCATTACGTAAACCTAAAGTAGAAGGTGCTACTTTAGGAGAAGAGAATAAGATCTACGATCCTAGATTAAGTAAAGATCCATTAGTAAGAAGATTAGCTAATGAATCTGGTTATAACGGAGTTATTTATGTAGCTCCAGAGAATAGAATAGTTAATAACCCACTACCTGTAGTAGAAGAGGTTAAAACTGTTAAAGAAGAACCAGTAGTAGAGAAAGTAGATGTAGAGAAAGTAGTCTATGAAAATACTATAAAAGGTTCTTATACTGGTGATATATTAGGTACTATGGTATTAGCTTCATTAGCAGTAGCTGTTAAGTTAGTATCTAGTAGACTAAGAGATAGTGAAGGTGTATTAAGAGCTACTCTTAATACTGGTTTTGATAGTGTAAGTACTGATACTTATAGAGGTATTGCTAATAAGATCTTTGCAAGTTCTGGATTTAAATCTATAGTAGTAGATGATCTTACAGAAGAAGACTATACTGTCTATAAGACTGTACTAGAACTTAAAGCTAAAGTAGATAAAGATTTAGTTAGAGCTAAAGCTGAAGCTAATGTAACTGGAGATTATAGTAAAGTTAATGAACTTATAGCTACTGGTACTAAGTGCGATAGTGAACTAGAGTCTATGAAGATTATTAATAAAGATGGTAAACTAGCTAAGATAACTACAGGTTATGAATCTGATGTAGCTAGTTTCTTCGATATTAAGATAGTTAATAATGATCTTAAAGGTGATATAGACTCTAATAAATGGAATACTATTAAATATGTATTTACCAATGTAAATCCAGAAGAGCACATATTCCATACATTAGATAGACGTAATAGACCATCTATGGTATATCCTAAGTATGAATTTACAGATGCTATTAAAACACTATTTAATGGTTCCGTAGATGAGAAAGGTATATTCATAGTTACTAGAAATGTATTCGGTAGACCTAATCTAACTAATACTGGTTTAGATAATGATGGTAAGCCTATGGAAGACTTAGAGAAGCTATTTAACGAAGCTGTTGCTATAGCTAATGGTAATACTCCTATGGAGTGCTATAAACCATTAATAAACAATAATGGTGTTATACCTAATGTACATAGTTATCTATCTGGTTATGATACTAATATTGATAGTTATGCAGATGCTTATATTAGATTCATAGAGAAATATAAACTAGGTATGAACTTTGGTACTTGTAACCTATTTAACTCTGGTATAGATAGTAGTATACTTAATAAGAAACTACAATATAGTCCTGATAGAGCTAATATCAAACTTTGGAAAGAGTTAGTATATAGCCATAGTAAGAAAGACGATATGTTACTTAATATTACTACTGGAGATAAGATACTAACTAGAGAAGATTATAATAATCTACTCATGTCTTATACTGGCAATGTAAGTAACTTCGTTATTAAGAAGAACCCTACTGAAGAGGAGTTAAGACTTAGTAGCTTTAAGTTATCAGAAGGTAATATAGAGTTAAGTTTAGGTAACCAAGGTATTATAAGTAAGTTTATAACTGGTAAGAACTATGAATATGGTAACTATCTATTAGCTGGTTGTTTAGATCCTAATCTGATAGTATCTACATGGACTAGAGATAACTACGAGAAACACTTCTGCAATGGCTATAGATATAACTTAGAAGAGAATAGAGCTAGAACTGCTACTCAGTTACTAAGAGCTAATGGTATACAAGCTGAAGATATAGTGTTTATACCACTTAGTAAGCTAGAAGAGAAAAATAGCTACTACGACCAAGAGACTGATACTTTTATAGTACTAAACGATAAGATGCCTAGTGTTAATGCTAGCCATCCTTATAATGTTGTTAATAGAAATAGAATAGACCTTGATACTGGAGCTAGTAGTAGTACTGGCTTCAGTATCTTAATAGAGACTACAGAGTCTGAATACCTAGGTAGAACTTATTATACTAAAGTATTTGGTAATGTACATCCTATACCAGTATGTAAGAGCAAAACTGGTAGGTCTGCTATAGTAGTAGCTATTAAAGGTAGTACTGATAATAGTTTCGAAGAGAAAGTATATCCATTAACAGATAGTAAACTAGAAGAGTTAGGTATCTATAGTAAACCTATAGAAGCTATAAGTAATGGTCTAGATGATAAGACTATAGCTATTAAGAAATTCGATACAGATTATCATAGAGCAGATACTGAATATGAGAAATCTAAGAATGATCTTAAGAAGAGCTATATAGATTGTCTAAAGTTAACACTAGACCAACAGAAGGCTATACAGGATTGTATAGCAAGTTCTATTAAGCAAGTTTATAGTATAGAGCTAGAGAAGATTAAACATGTTAATGATAAAGCTAAAGCACTTAGAGAGAGTAACTCTCTAAGTGCTGATTTGCTTAAATCACTAGCATCTGGACTATCTAGTTTAGTTTCATTATGGAATCTTGCTAAAGGATTTTAAAATTTAAAAAATCCTATATTAAATAGAAAGTTAAATTAACGTAAAAGGAATAAAATGGATAGTTTACTTGCAAAAGCACTTGATGAACATACGCCACAGATGAACCATAGGTTCGTCCGTGGTATAGTTAAAGATGTATTTAAAGCAATACCTAAGTATCTAGACAGAATGATCAGAATCAGTATGGCTAAAGTAGATCCTAGTATAGATTTTAAATATGTTGGTTATAAGATATGTACTCCAGAAGAAGAGCTTATGGAAGATACTTTACCTAAAGCAGGTAATAGATCTGCAGATATAGCTAAGAATAATGTAAGGCTAGTAGAGTTTCAATTTGAATATAACGGAATGAGACTATCTAAGTATATATACTTACCATATGCAGAAGCTGGTAATATATTTACTATAAGTGGTACTAAGTATGTAGTTATGCCAGTAGTAACTGACTTAGTTATATCTGTTAAACCAGATAAAATATTCGTAAGGCTACATAGAGATAAGATCAATGTTACTTCTGAACAACGTAGAGTTATACTAAATGGAGCTAGTGAACCTGAGTTACTTAGGATACTATATGCAGCTATATTTAACGCTGGCGCTAAAGATAAGATGCGTAAAGATGCTAAGACTCCATTAGGTTTATATTTACTATGTAGATATGGACTTAGAAAGACTCTATCTAAGTATACAGGTATTACACAAGATGATCTATTTGTAAGATATGATCCTAATAACGAATATACGCCTGATAAGTATCCAGAGTACAATATATTTAGTACTGTAGGTGAAAAACCTAGACTCTATGATAAAGGTGTAGCTTATAGACAACACTGTATGAAAGTTCTTATTAGGAAAGAGATAGATCGTGATAGTCTTATAAGTAATATTATAGGCGGTATCATAACTAGCTTTGATCTTATAAATGGCTATATAGAACAAGATATGGCTAAAGCTATAGATGCTGAAGAGAGAGCTTGGAAGAATCTAATAGCCTATGGTAAACCTAAGTCTAAATCTGATCAAGAGTATAATAACTTAGCGTTTCTCTATAAGAAAGCTAAAGAAGCTGAGAAGAAAGTATGGGGAGACATATTAGGCCGTACTATGTATCAAACTGGTATAACAGTAGATAAGATAAGATCTGATGTTAGAGAGCATATTACAGCTGTAAACAGCTACGTAGATGAGATAATAGAAGAGAAGTTAGTTAATATAGGATTAGATATACATAACTTCTGGGACATGTTAGTACATATTATAAGGATCTATTATACTAGTGTTAATAATGCTAAAGAGTATAATAGGAATCTTAACCATATACACTTAGATCTTAACTACTATATATGTTATGCTATCATTATAGGATTCAATAAGGCTGTTAAACAACTTAACCAACGTAATGAGAAATCTAGTAATGGTACACCATCTAGAGAAGAAGTTAAGAAGGTTCTTAATATAAATATATCCGAGAAGATAATCTATAGTCTTACTAAATCAGTAACTCCTAACCTAGCATTAGCACAAGCTGATATTAGTAACGATAGCTTCTATTATAAAGCTACTTCACAGCTAGAGAATCAAAATAGAGGTGAAGGTGTATATAGAGGTGGTAAATCTCCATTCCCGGATAATATTAGAACACTAACAGCTCCTATGTTCTGTTTTGGTAGTTTACTATACTTAATTAAAGCAGCACCATCTCCAAGCCTACGTGCTAATCCTTGGGGCCAATGGGATGAAGCTACAGGACATATTATCATACCAGATCATCTTAAAGCTTCTATAGAGAAACTAGATCATGCTCTACGTGGTGTAACAGATGCTGATAATGTACCAGAAGAACTTAAAGCTCTTAATGATGATATGCTAGAAGATTTAAATAACGAAGAAAGAGAGGACGATGATGTTGAATCAACAACAGATGATGCTGCTGAATCAGAAGCTGAGTAGTATCATAGCTAGTACGAATAATATAGAATACAATTTAAATAACATGCTAAGGCAGGGAGATAGATCTCCTGCCTTAGCAGATCTATCTATTAAGCTAATAGTAAACTTAGTTATGTATAACTATATAGATCTGTTTATGAAAAATGGTATTAGAGCTTCAGCAGCTAGTATACTTAATACATTAGCATCTAGTAAATATAATACAGCATTAGGTATTGCATATAGTAATAATGTAAATATATATCTAGATGGAGCTATACAACAAGCTGACAATATGATAAAAGAGATATTAGGAGGAAATAACAATATGATGTATACAAATATGGGTAATAACGTATATGGTGCTGTACAACCTACTATGGTAGTACCAGGACCTATGGTACAGCAGTCTATGGTAGCTTATGGTAATAATAACTATAACTATAACACTACTGCTATGAATGCTGATGCTGGAGTATCTAAGTATAGTAACTCTAATACTATACAAGCTAATACTAATCCAGTACCAGTACAGCAAGTACAGCAGATACAAACTGTACAGGTACAACCAGAACCAGTAAGACAAGTTAAGAAGGTTATACCTTATTTAGCAGCTAAAGGCGTTACTTATAACTCTGAAGTAAGTAATCCTACAGGTAGAGAAGAAGATACATATCCTATCTTACCAGCTACTGACTCTACTAGAGAGTATAGTACTGTATTACCTAATATAGTGCGTTCTATATTAACTAGTACGAATGAATCTGACACTATACAACGTAATGCACTAACTAGAGTATCTTATACTGTTAAGAATCTATATACTGTACCTACTGCTAAAGTAGATAGTAAAGTTGATCTACAGCATATCTATAGTAATTATACAGATCTAGCTAGATTATATCTATCTCTTAACCCTAAGACAGCTCAAGGTGATATAGATACTATACTACTAGACTATAAAGATATACTAGCAGCAGTCGATAAGTGTATAGATGTTATAGCAGATAGAGTACTTATAGATAATGCTCTTAAAGAGCTCTATAATAGAGCTGCTGAGGTAGCTAATAATACTAAGGTAGTTAATAATGATAAACTAGCTGTTACTGCTTATGGTTATGAATATAAAACAGATGGTATCTTATTGTATTCTCCAGAAGTTATGGATACTAATTTCTATCTATCTAATGCTATAGGTAAACTACATCGTTATAGTTACTCTTCTTTATTTAATAGTCTAGATACTCTATTACCAGAGAAAGGTAATTATACTAGGTTAACTATATTCAATACAGCTACTATGGTAACTATAATCATTATGCGTAGTACAGTTGATACATTCCATTATAAGGTAGTATCTAAACCAGTTGATATTAACATTTAACGTAAGGAGATATAAAATATGACTATTAGAGATTTTAAAGCTAGTGACTACACTAGCTCTTCACTCTTAAGAAGCAATGAAGTTGAGTCTTTCTATTACCTAAATAGATTAACTCTAGATCAATACCAAGCTTACTCTCTATTAGATACAGTAACAGGTTATGTCTGCTATGATGGGCTTAACTATACTGCTGATATGATAGAGCAAGAGCTAACTGATTTTAATCTAGTGCTAGATGCTGTTAAATCTAAACTAAGTTCTGTTACTACTATGGGAGAACTATTAGAGGTTCTTAATATGTTACACTCTACTACTAATAGAACACAGTCTAAGTTTATAGAAGCTATCTATCTTAAACTTACTACATTATTTACTACTATAGTACGTTATGTAGGTAATACAGATCTAAATATAGATGCTATAGACGAAGATTACCACGATGCTGTTAAAGTACTTAACCAGCATGGTACATATAGTCTAGTAGAACAAGAACTTAATAACTTAGCTACTTCTATAGCTAATGCATTAGTATCTAATAGCTCTATATTTATAAAACGCTATGAGACTACTGGTATCTCTTTCGAGTTATCTTATGTTACTCCTATAGTATTCTATCAAGGAGCATGGACAGTTAACTTTAGGACACCAGGTCTATTTCAAATCCATATAGGTAGCTTTGAGTTTACTAAACTATCTAATATAGTCAATACTACAGGACTATCTATATTTAAGCTCTATAATAAGAACCCTAATAGAGATAATGGTACAGTTACAGTTTACTTTAATAAACAACTTAATCTATTTACATTATTAGTATAAGTTAATATTTAAAGTTATTTAGATACTCTATACCGCCATATAGAGTACATATACATATAAGGAGAATATTATGTTTAATTTCATATTTAAAACAGTTGCTGCAGCTGCTATATTTGCAGTAGGTTATAAAGTAGGTAAAGATGGTATAGGTAAAACTATAACAGCAGTAGAAGATATGGTTAATGATGCATCAGATCGTGTATCTGCTGCGTGGGATGAACTACTAGCTGCTGATGAAGCATCTAGAGCTCAAGCAGAAGCTACTCTAGATGAATATACTAAAGATACTGAAGATAGTAACCTAAAAGGGCTATAAGATGCTTATACATATGTTAACAGTTGGTACTACACCAACATCTGTAGGTATCTCTACATTAACTAATAATCCATTAGATCTAGCAGAGTATCATGGAGATGAAGATGGTGGTTACATACTACCATATGATCAATCTTATCTATATAAACGTAGAGAAGATTTAGATTTAGAGTTTGATACTATAGATATACTATCTGATATACCTTACTTTAACTCTATAAAAGATAAGTATATGGATACTGATAGTATATTTACTCTAGGAGAGTATCTATCTGATATAAGCTATAAGACTACAGAAGATCTTAGTTATACTACTGTAGATTTAAACTATGTAGATCCTATAGCATCTGGTTTAGTTTGTTATCTATTAGATAAACCTAACACTAGTTACTTTATACTTAATGGTTACTATAAAGAATCTGATACTAGTATATTACATAATAGTATAGAACTTACTGTAGAGTATAATCCTGATATTAAGACTATAACTTGTACTATATCTATACCACCACTAGATGAAGCTACTATACTGGATGAAGATACTTTTCTAGATGATGCTACTGTAAGTAGTACTAAGTACTATAGAGAAGCTGATATAAAAGCTCTTATAGCTAATCCTAATAGATTAACTATAGTAAGAAATGATATAACTACTATGCTAAAAGAGTTAAATAGTTCCTATAGTTTTACTAGATAACATTAGACTACTGTAGATACCTTATGGTATCTACAGTAGCTATAGTTTTTATAGTATTGTTATTTTTATCTATTCGGTAGATAGATACCTTATAGGTATCTAACCTATCTAATCGGTATATAGATACTTCGTATCTAGTCTTTCTAATAGGTAGATAGATACTTCGTATCTAATCTATTTAATGTTATATCTATATACTATACATATATCGTTACACTCTATGATAGTATATAGATATATACTTATTGGTATATTAGGTATATATCTATTTTATTTCTATTGTATATATAGTGAACTTACATTAGTAGTTCTGTATATCTTTACTACTATTGTAACTTTAGTTGTCTGCTTACTTAATAGGTGCTAGTAACTCATTTCATATAGGTATATTCTTAAACACTACACACTGCTATGACCTAGACGAGATTCTAGGGGGTAGGAGTAGGAGTGAGGGAGGGGATACGGACTATAGACGAAACGAGGCACGAGGTGAGGATATGGACGTATACCGACCGAAGAAGACCAACTAGAGGAGAAGAGACGCGAAGCGGATCTTGGGGCTATACCTATATGAAATAGATTACCTAGATAAAAAGAGTTAGGGACGCGAAGCGTCCCATTATTATTATTATTATTATCAGTCATTTGTCCATAAATAAAATAATAATACTAAATTACTTCATAAAGTAACAGTATACTAGTACTAGA